TAATTTTTGAGAGTTTTCTATTTGATTTAAAAATAGAGAATCTATCATTTTATTCATTTCTTTAAAATAACCAAGTAATATTGAAGTATATTCTTTTTCAATATTTATAGGAAATAACCATTTAGCCGGTTTTTGTTTAATCCCTTTTTTCAATTTTTCTATTATTCTTTTATCATTTATCATAATAATTACTCATCAATTGTTAAAGTAGAATTAAATTTTTTTGTTGTAAATCTATTTCTTATTTCTTCTGATGTTAAAACATTATTAGTTATGTACCTTTCATCAGCTTGACTTGTAATATTATATATTTCTGATTTATCCTTATCTGACATTTCATATAATGACCCGAATTCAATAAACCAGTCATTTAATTCTTTTCCTTTAAAATAACTTTGTTTTTCTAACATTAATAATTTTACTAATCTTTCAATCACTGGAGAATAAAATAATGCCCTTTCACTTGAAACCATATCGTACCATTCTTTTATATCATTTTCTCCTGTTGCATTTAATCCGGCTGCACTTCTGCCAAATAATATAGCAATAGGTATACCACTAACAGCAGCCACATACGACATAAATGTATTTAATATTTCAGGCAACCCAGTTAATGATGATTTTAACCTTTCCATTGTTTCTGTAGTGTCTAATAGTGTTACATTCATAATGTGCTTACTTAAATCAATTATATTTAAACGCTCTTTAATTAAATTAGATTTACCAGCAGAAATTAATTCAAGTAAATTTTCCATTTTTATTATATCTTGATTGCAACTTTGTACAACATGCGAAATTGAATGATACATAGTGTTTAGATCAGCTAATGCAGAATAGTTATTTTGAAAAACTGATAAACCCCAACCATTATTTAATGCTCTTACACTTTCACAAGTATCCTCGCCATCAATTAGTATACATCTGCTATTATGTACAGTAAATGAACCACCCTTTATGGGATTGATAGTAATATATAAAGGTTTTCCATATTCTTTATTGTTAATATCCTGATTATATTCAATATTAGCAACTCTATATCTGTCAAAGGCTTTAATAAATAAAATCTCTTTTATATTATTTTCATTTAATGGCTGTTTTAAATCTGTATTACCATCATTAATTGCTACATATAAAAGACTTCCTCCAAAGGCTCTTGCCCATTTAAAAGCCCTACTTAATTCAGAATGATATTTTCTTTCATCAATAATAGCATTAATAAAATTATCAGTATCACCATTAATTATAAAACCAGATTTAAATATTAAATTAACAGGTTTATCAGCTATTTGTTTTGCTATACCTTCATCAGTATACAAATGCTCAATTGCTTTTTGATTCAAAAGTGTATTTGCTACATAATGCCTATACTCATTTTTATCATTTAATGTTCCTTGTCCTGTTAAAATATTTCGCCATGAATCTAAATTTACTGTAATTGTTTTTTTCTTCATTTTTACCACCTTGTTGAATCTTCTGTTAATAAAATTTTTTTTGTTTCTAATGTATGAAAAACATACCTACCCGCATCTTGTGTATGATCGTTTACTTTTTTTGGTTTGTCAATACCTTGTTTTTGTGCAGTGGGATCCCAAAAATAAGAATATGTTTCTTTTAAATAATTTTCACATTTTTCACCAATAGTTAATCGACCAGTAACATATAGTGTGGCTACTGTTCTTATGCCATCAATAACATCATTAATTGCATCTTTTAATTGATAAAAACCATCTCTTTTTAATTGTAAAGCAAAACTTGCCGCACTTGGATCTAAATAAATACCATCAATTTTTTCACCGTTAATAAAATCTTTTAAATCACTTGAATAGTCACTATCGGTTTTTTGCCTTTGTTTTTTTTTACTATCCCAATAATATTCTCTTTCTATATGATAATATCTTTTACCATTTATAAGTTTAGAATATATTAAAAGAAATGCAGTAGGGTTACCAGTAGCGTAGTCTATACCTATAAATTTTTGATCAGGTTCAAAAGGACACTTATCTTTAACATATTTATCATCAAAAAAATCGTAAATGCTGCCTTCTGCAACACACCATTCAGCAAGTATAAATCGTTTATACCATAATCCTATGTACTCTTTTTTTATTTCTACTTTATATTTTTTTGATATAAATGGGTTATCATCCAATAAAAATTTAAAATCTAATAAATCAAGCGTATCCTTTCTATCAAGATAATTAGCTTTTAAATAATGATAGGGACTATCTGTATTGGTAGTTCCAATCAATTGAGCATCATCTTCCGATAAGCGAGATAACAACATAGTAAAAAATGATTCTGGTATAGTTGTTATTTCATCAACGTAGGCACCTCCTGCAGTGACCCCTTTTATTTTATCCTGTGATCGTTCATCAGAAGCACCAATACAATATATTTTTTTATCAAAAATATAAAGCTCACCTCTATTTTTTATATAATTACAATTATTACCTAATAATATTCGTAAAGGATTATAAACATTTCTTTCAATTGTACGTTCTGTATTCCCACAACATAATAATTCACCTTTACCTTTATATTTACCAACAAATAAAATCCATGCAACAAGCGAACACCATGTCTTAGAACTACGCACACTCCCCCATAGAGTATTTATTCGTTTTTTTTCATCTAATATTCTTTTTATAGTTTTTCTTTGTAAATTAGATAATTGAAAACTCATTTAATCTATATCATCCTTATCTAATTCATTTTCTAATAATTCCATTATCAACCCCTTGTTTTCTGTGTTATTCAAAAAACCCTTATCTTTATTCCAATTTTTATCATCTTGATTCCTTAAAATAAATTTTAATGCCTCTGTAGATGGTGGATAATATTTTGTTGTCTTTGCTCTTATTATTTCACCTCTATAATTACTAATATACTCATCATCCTCTTTAAATCCATGAGCACGTTTTTTTAAAGCATCGACAGTAACTTTAATTAAATTCTTTTTTGCATACTTAAATTTTTTTTCGAAATCTGGATACGCATCAAACCAATTATAAATAGTTCTTCTTACAATACCAACTATATTACAACATTCATCTATAGTATAACCTAATTCAGCAAAAGTAATTAAAGAGGCTGCTCTCTCATTTGTAAATTTTTCAGATTGCCCTTTTTTACTTTTCTTTTCTCCTTCTGTTAATCCAAAATTCCCATTTGTCCGAAAATGCGCAAACATACTTTCGAGCTCTTGCCAATGGATTATTAGTACACTTAAGCCAATCCCAAAGATTTTTGCTATCTCAATTTTCTTAAATCCCTTTTTACAATAGATAGCAAATGCCCTTTGTAAATTTATCTCCGTATACCAATACGGTTGTTTTCTTCTTGCAATATAATTTCTTTTTTTCTTTTTCATACTATCTAATATACTACATAAAAATAAAAAAAGCAAATAAATAATATTTGCTTTACTAATGAAAAATTTATTAAAAATTTATTAAAAATTAAATTTACCTGTTATCAAAAACAAAATTCTCTCCCAAAATTTCATATTTTTAATCCTTTTTATATATTTTGTTAAACAATCCACAACAATATTTAAATCTTCTTTATCTGTTTTCAAGTCATTTATAATACTATCAATTTCATCTTTATTCATACAGTATATCCTTTTCCCATTTACTTTCAGGAATAATCTCATTATATTCATATCCTGCAGTGCATGCCAATATAGTTTGACCTGTTTTTTTATTGTAACATTTTAAAATCATTCTCTTTTCTTTCTCATTAAATTCCATGAACACTGGAAAGAAGCCGCTTGAATCATCACTTATCTTTTCCATCACCATCAATAAATTAATCAATCGTTTCAAATTAAATACACCAAAAGTCAATTTACCTTTTTTTATCTCCCTGAAATCTTTTTTCCAATCAAAATAAGCTCTATCAAATTTTTTACCTTCAATGGTATGACTTGCTTGTTTACATCTAACACCATACTTTTTTTCTTCAATATCACAATGCTCTAAAATACCACCAAGCAATGTATCATTTTTAATTGAAGTCAAAAATTTATTAATATCATCCAAAGGTATACATACTTCATTACTTAAAAATTCAGTCTCTTCAATATTTAATGTTTTCTTAATCTCTGTATTCACTGGAGATACTGCAATTCGTACTTTCTTGTTTGCTGCAACAATAGTCCCATCATCAGTTATCACAACATTACCAAGTATATCACTTTCCTTTTTATCAACTTCTGCAATTTTACTTACAAATAAACTCTTTTTATTTATAATCATGATCAATCCTTTCTTGTATTATTTGGACTTGTTGTATTAAATTATTTAGTTTCATTTCCATCATAATTATATTTTTTAGTACTTCCATTAAGCGTTTACTTTCTTCTTTTGAATCTGACTCAATAACAATATTTTCAGGGGTGTTACATGCCTCAATACTTATACAATCTTTCAAAGTTTTGCTACATACACATTTTCTTGATTTACATTTTACCATAATAACCTCCTAAATGTTGAGACTTTCTCATAAGTAAATAATTCATCATCAAATTTTTTCAGAACGTCCTCTAATTTACCAATAATAGTAAATTGAAAATATACCTTATATTTGTTACTTCCTGTTTTTACTTCTAAATAATTGGTATACCCAAAATAGTCCTGTACCAATACTTCCATAATATATAAATTTTTTTTATAACTGAAAATTTTAACAGTTGTTTCTTTCAAAGTTATCCCAATATATGCATTGTTGATCCATAAAACATATTTTTTAATCATAGCGAGTACACCTTTCTATTTCATTACAAGGCACATCATAAAATTCACAATACAGCACAGTATCATAGGGTTCTATTTTTGTAGTGGTTATTTTAACAGTATCAGAAATTATTTTAAAATAACTCTCTTTACAATCTATACATCTGTTTTCCATTGGTAAACCTCATTATTTTGTTAATTTTTATAATATTTTAAAAATCAATAACTTAGTAACAGTTTTTTTCATTCTTCAAAAATTTTTCTTTATAAGTACTTGATTTATAACATTTTTATTTTTAAAATCACACAAAAATCACACTTTTTTAGACTAAGTATATACCTCTTATTATTATATATTATTATATATATATTATTATTTGTCAATTAAATAAGAGTAGTAGTAGTATATACATAGTTATAAAAAGTGTGTTTTTTGTGTGTTTTTGATTGGTTTCAAAAATTTCATTATTTAAAATCAATAACTTACAATTAATCATTTTTAAAATTTCCTCCTTTCTCGATCATTTATTATACTCTCCTGTCTTTACAACTTGCTTTCTCGTTATTATCTAAGCTCTCAAGTCACCAATAAACTCATTTGTTCATCAAATTTTTTTGTCTTTTTCATTTTTCATCATTTATCACATATTTTTATGACAAATATGTGATAAAAATATGCTGTTTTTTATATTAAAAAAAGCACTTTTTTCAGATTTTTTTCAAATTACGACATAATAGTTATCGTTTTTACTATCAAAAACGCAATATTTTTCTTCAAAATTATACATTAAAATCTCTTTTTTTCTTAAAAATATCATAACTTTTACCATTAAATTTAAAAATTCCTTATCCTTTATCAATATTATTTTTTACCAATAAATTTATAAATTAAACTCTCTTTCATAACACCTTGCAAACATTATGGCATTTTTTCTTTCAGTGAATGTACCCAAAAGTAAAATAGAATCATTTATACATTCTCCCTTGATACATACCTCCCATACATTATATAATCTATTATTTTTAATAAATAGCTCCCCTGGAGGAATGATACCTTTAAAATTTTCTTCTACTATTATCATATTTTATTACCCCTTCTGTAAAAATATTTCGTACAATTTATGCACTGTTTTATATGTTTTAATTTACCATTAATTATTTGATTCCACCCAATATCAACCACTTGATGAATATTAATAAAACACAATATTTTTTTTAATATTCTAAATCTTGGTTTATATAGTGAAATTATTTCTTTATCCATTTTTTTTATTATCTCCTGTGCTGAATAATTTATTAATCGTCCGTTGCCTTTTGTATCCATTTTTTTTCTCTTTCTTGTTGTATACTGATTTTATACCTTCTTTAAATCCATCTTTGTAGATTGAATATACACAGTCATAATATTTATCACATTTTATGTATATTGGGCATTGTTTACATTGCATAATCACTCTCTTTTTATAAAACTCACCTATAATGTTACAAAAAATCCAGATTATTAACTATATATTGTTATCATTATATTATAGGTGAGTTATTTAATTTTTTCTTTACTTATTTAATAATTCCCATTTATCAGGAAACGCCAATTCACCATTATCATAAGTTAAACAACAAACAACCATACAAAAACAAGCAGGATCTTTTTCTATTCGAAAAAAATCACATTCAGGACACTTTTTTGATTTACACATATTTACTATCTCTTCTAAAGTCATTTCTTTTAAATCTTTTTTCATAATATTACTCCTTT